AAGGAGGAATGTAGTGCGAGGCTCTAGCCTCGTGCCAAACGAAAAACCATGTCAATCTCACTAGACGAAGCAAGCAAGCTCTCGACCGATATCCTGCTTAAGGGAATCATCGAGACCATCATCAAGGACAGCCCTATCTTACAGGAGCTGCCCTTCATCCAGATCGTGGGCAATAGCCTGAAGTATAACCGGGAGAAGACTTTGCCCACCGTAGGCTGGTATGCCCCGGTCTCCGGTACCTGGACTCAGTCCGAGCCGGCTTTCGAGCAGTGCTCTGCCAGCCTATGCGTCCTTGGCGGAGACGCCGATGTCGACAACTTCCTCAAGGCTACCAGGAGTAACATCCAGGACCTCGAGGCAGCCGTCATCGAGCTGAAGGCTAAGGCCCTGAGAAACGAATTCGAGAACACGTTCTTGAACGGCGACTCCGGCGTCGATGCCAACCAGCCCGACGGACTGTATAAGACCATGAAGGGCACAGCCTGGCAGGCCAGTACTGCTTATTCCCTGGGAGACATCGTCGTCCCCACCGCCGGCCTCGAGAATGGCTTCCGGTACGAGTGCACCACCGCCGGCACGTCGGACGCTTCCGAGCCTACCTGGAAGACCACCGAGGGCGAGACCAACACGGACGGCACCGCCGTCTGGACTTGCCGGTTCGGCAGCCACCTCGGCATGGCAGTCAACGGGGCCACCCTTTCCCTAACCAAACTGGATCAGTTAATCGACTTCGTTCGTGGCGGCAAGCCCGACCTGCTCTTAATGAGCCGCCGGTCCCGCAGGAAGCTCGCAGCGCTGGCCAGGGCTGCCGGCAGCAACCTGCAGGTCGGCCAGGGCAAGCTCGGCGAGTTCGTCGATCTCTATAACGGCATCCCTGTCCGTGTCAACGATTGGGTTAAAGATAACTATACCGTGGGCACGTCCGGCGATTGTTCGGCCATTTTCGCCTTCCAGATGGGAGAGGGCGCCGTCTGCGGCCTTACCAGCCCCGAGATGATCCAGGTCGAGCGTCTCGGGTCCCTGGAGACCAAGGACGCTTCCCGGACCAGGGTCAAGTGGTATGTCTCCCTGGCCAACTTCTCCATCGTCAAGGCCGCCATGCTCACAGGAGTGAGAGATTAATGCCTATTGTCCCTGGCCATGCCCTGGGCCATCTTCACTCCTCCTTTCTATACCGGGGAGGGAGGCTCACCTCCCTCCCCCGGCAGGAGAGAAGGTTTGGTCTAATACACTATGTTCGCCTCATTACGGGTTTAGGTGGGAGGGTAAAGGTCGAGCTACCTCCCTACCTTAGAAGGAGTTGAATCATGAATTTAACCGAAATGAGAGCCCGGGTCCGGGAGGACCTGCAAGACACCGACAGCCAGAACTACCGCTGGACGGATGACGAGGTCGACGGCGCCATCGACAGGGTTGTCACCGAGTACTCCCTCCACGCCCCCATCGAGCAGCAGGACGATATCGCTACTACCGACGGCGACACCGAGCTCGATATCTCCAGCCTTTCGGGCTTGCTCGAAATTGTGTCCGTGGAGTTCCCCATCGGCCAGACCCCTAAATACCACCAGAGGACCGAATACTGGGCCGGCCACCTTTATATGGAGGCCGAGGGAGACGGAGAAGACGCCAGGGTAAGATGGCTTAAGAAGCATACTCTTACCGCCGGGTCCACCACCATCCCGACAGAGCACGAAGAGATTATAGTCCTCGGCGCGACAGGCTACCTGGCCATGTCAGCCTCGGCCTACACAGTGGACCGGGCCAGCATCGCAGGGCGCCACGCCACCATCAACTTCAAGGCCTGGGGTAAAGAACGACTCGACCGCTACGATAAGAAGCTCAAGGCCGTCTCCCGTACCTCTAAAGTCATCCCGCGTCAGCTCTACACCGATGAGTAGCCATGCCATCATTTTGTCATTGCGAGCGAAGCGAAGCAATCTCCTCTCCCTTGATGGGAGAGGATTAAGGTGAGGGTGAACACATGTTAGAGATTGGAGTCCTCAAGAACTTCGACAGCGGCACCTACAAGGCCGGCGTCCAGCTCGCAGGGTCCTTGACGACCTACTTCGATGGCATCAGCGTGGCCAGGAATATCCCGGCAGCAGCCATGGTCACCGGCAACTATGTCATCCTGGCCATCCCCGGGGACAACCCCAGGGACGCCTGCGTCATCGCCACCTGGCCCCAGGGGGGAGGTATTTTTCTCGACTTGTCAGATACCCCCTCCAGCTACTCCGGCCAGGCAGGTAAAGGTCTAAAGGTAAATGCTGCCGAGAACGCACTTGAATTTGGCTACAAGTCTAGAGCTTTTGTCGAGGGCTGGACTTATGCCAAGCTTCTTAGGGGTGCTGGAGCAAATAACGACCCTTATGAGATGCGGCTGAAAGATTTCTTCTATACAGGTTCTGGCTATACTTACTGTGAATTTTGGAAAAACCTTGACGGTTGGACTGAAAGCCATGTAGGCACTGGTGCTCTCACGCTTAATATAGTTCGCTTAGAGCTGGCAACTGGTGCTACCATCAACAGCAGAGCATCGCTCTACATCACTAATTACTCTTTCGATCATCCGCATTACTACAACATGGATGTCGTCTTCCAGCTTATCCAGTCTACCACCAGTCTGGCAGATTCAACTGTCAAGCTTTATATGTGCAGAAGCGGAACAGCTATTCCCCCCAGTGATATTTGTAATCACGGTGGTTTTAAGGTAATCAATGGGGAAATTTGGGCTACCAATGCCGATGGCACTACCGAGACAGCCACTGATGCAGGCGCGAGTATAGCAACTGCATGGAGCACTACAAAGCTAAGGATGATTGGCACAGACTCCAGCATCCAATTCTACGTCGGTGATACTCTCAAAGCGGAACATAGCACTAATCTCCCAGCAAAGTACAACTATTTCATCTACGTAGGTATAACCAACGAAGCAGCATCCAACAAAGGCATTAGAGTTAGGCCAATAGTAGTTCAGGGGTTATGATGAGCAGGAGGAAAACATGCCCAAAGTCAAAGAAACACTCTCAAACATTAGGAGGAAAATTATGCCTAGATCAAAAGTAAAGGAAGCACTCGAAAAAGAAATCACCAAGGAGGGACTCCCCAAAGAGGCCTTCGCCATCGTCGAAGACCCGGAGGACCCTGAGACCTGGAAGCTTCCCCACCATACCAAGGCCATCTTCAGGTATCTTAAGGGGAGGATTGACCTGGAGAAGACTGTGGACTGGGACCGTATGCCCGCTGCCGTCGCCGCCTTAAGTCCCGGCGGTTACCGCGGGGAGAGGGTCCAGGCCTCAGAGGAGGACATCATCAAGGCTGCCCGCCACCTGGCTAACCATTATGAAAAAGCCGGCAGGTCCGTCCCCGACACCCTGGGCGCCCTGATTTAGTTCCCCTCTTAAGGTAAGAGGGGTAAGGGGAGTTACCAAAAGGAGGAGATATGGCAGAGGAACAGAACAAAGCTAATCCAACCCTGGTAGAGGTTTTTACTAATTTTTTCCGGGCGGTCACCAGGCCCGCCGTCACCATCATCTTTGCCGCCGTCATCGCCCAGGTGGTCATCGACCGCATCGCCGCCCCCCAGTGGTTCCTGGGCCTGGCCGGGACCTGCATCCTTTGGTGGTTCGGCGACAGGACGGTGCAGCACATCAAGGAGAAGAAGGAGCAATAAATGGGCTTCCTGAAAGGCATCAGTCTATCAGCCTTCCTCGATTGCTACCAGGAGTGGCACGCCTTCGTGGAGGGCTTCTGTGAGGTCCTCTGCCCCTGGCCAGCCAGGCATGGGCTCTCCGGGCAATTACTAAAGGACTTGAAGGGAGACCATCATTACTATGTCTTCGGCCGGGCCCTGGGCGTCATCGCCTGGCTCATTATCGCCATCATCATCAAAGCGGTGTTTTTTGATGTAAGTTGATGAAAGTTGATGCAAGTTGATGATAATTGACAGAAGATGAGAACTCTATCCGCCACCTTATTCGCCGCCCAGAAGAAAGCCGACCGCCTCCCCTACGTCGAGGCCAAGGTCTACGACTATGAGGCGGGCATCAAAAGGCTCACCTGGACCAGGCTTTACCAGGGCAGTGAGCCCGATAACCACCATGGCATCGCCTTCGATGGCCAGGGCAGCATGCACCGCATTAGGGCGGCAGTCGGCAATATTCTCTACCGCCAGAAAATAACCAGCCCCGGTGAGGCCAGCGACTATTCCCAGTGGACTCAAGTCGCCACCGACTGCGCCGGTCCCTGCGCCATCGCCGCTTATGGCGCCAAGGTCTATATCTTTTATAAGACCACCGGCAACGTCCTCTGGAAATACTACTCCCATAATTATGGGGAGAGCTGGTCAAATGCCCAGCTCGTAAGCTATGCCGACGTCCTCTCCCTGGCAGCCTGCTGGTGGGGGAGCTCCGACATCGTCGTGTGCTTCGCACTTAAGTCCAACGAGCTGAACGGCATCGTCCTGGATGCCTCCGACCAGTCCACGTCGCAGCACGTCAAGGAGTTTCACGGCGCCGCCGCCCATATATTCCTGGATACCTACGGCATTGGCGCCACCTTCAACGCCTCCACCCCCGCCATGGAGCTGGTCCTGGCTGCCAAAGAGTCAGACTCGCCCTATAATCACTTTGACCTGTGGCGCACCCAGTTCTCCAATACCTACAACTTCGCCGCCCTGGAGAGTTTCCTTATGTCCCCGGACGGGGAGGATATCACTTACGAGTACCCCGACTGTCATCTCCCCAGCTCAGCCCAGTCCTATGAGACGGACCGTATCATTGCCGTCGAGAAGTTCACCGGCACGACCGCCTATACCCGCCCCCTGGCCTGCCACATGGTAAAGGGCACATATTGGACCGATACCACCTTCACCGAGCCCAAGCCCTTCTTGGACATCAGCTCAAGCTATGGACTACGCCTCCAAAGCACTGTCGTCCACTGGTGGATGGAGAGGCCCGACGGAGTCTGGAGAGCCCCCCGCCCAACCGACTCGCCCCTCGACCTTACTAAGGATATCGTTTCCCTGGCCGCCGACAGTTCCCAGTTGTCAGCTCTAAAGCTTGAGCTCGATAACTCCAAAGGCCAGTATGCCAGCCCTGGCCAGGGCGCCCTCGCTTCGCTTCGCTTCCGCAGCGAAATCGTCCTCGAGCTCGGCTATAAGACGGCGGCGGGCAAAGAAACATCCGAGGCCGGCACCTACTGGATTGATTCCTGGGAGTACTCCTCGAAGCCCAACATGTCCCGCTTTATCATCACTTGCCTGGATGGCTGGGGACTCATGGACCGCTGGACCGCCCGCTACCAGATGAGGTGGAATAAGGACGCCGTCAACCCCAAGAGCGTCTGGCAGATTCTTTACCAGCTCTTAGCCCGTGCCGGCATCAAGCTCACCAACACCCCCGCCAAGCCCCAGTCCTCCGCTATCAACAATTTCTATCCCGACTTCACCGTCAACCCGGGCACCCGGGGAGACAGCGCCATCAGGAGGCTTCTTTCCTTTGTCCCCGACAGGCTCGTATTCCGTGGCCGGGAGGCCTTTACCAAGAACCCTCTGGCCAGCGAGAGCAGCTGCTACTCCTATA